GAAAGACTACTTGGTGTATCAATAACTGGACAGTTCGGTAATGAACTAATGTCTGGAAAGAAAGGTCTAGATGTACTTGCTAAAACATTACGTCAACTTCGTGAGGTTGCTGTTGAAACTAACGTTAAAGAGGCAGAGGCATTGGGAATTAATCCTTCTGCCGCGATTACATGCGTCAAGCCTTCAGGAACAGTATCACAATTAACTGGCGTATCTTCTGGTATGCATCCGTGGCACAGCGAATATTACATTAGAACCGTGCGCGGAGATAAGAAAGACCCTCTCACCCAGTTCTTACAAGAAGCAGGAGTCCCTGCTGAGGATGATGTGATGAAGCCAAAGGATACCACTGTATTCTCATTCCCAATTAAAGCACCTAAGAATGCGGTGATGAGAGATGACCTTACGGCAGTAGAGCATCTTGATATATGGCTAACATACCAAAGGGATTGGTGTGAACACAAACCCTCTATCACTGTATCGGTTAAGGAACATGAATGGATGGAAGTTGGTTCATGGGTATGGAAATACTTTGATGAGGTATCTGGAATCTCTTTCTTGCCGCACTCAGAACATTCATATCGTCAGGCTCCTTACCAAGAAATAACTGAGAAGCAGTATCTCGATTCTGTTCAAGCATTTCCAGATAATATTACTTGGGAGATGTTAAGCCTGTATGAGACTGAAGATGGAACAACTGGAACTCAGGAGTTAGCGTGTAGTGCTGGTGTCTGTGAGATAGTAGATATCACAAAGTAAATGCTATAATTAAAAATAAAAGGACTAGCATTGACCTATACATCACTAGTCAGGGGAACTCCCCCTGTAGGATACTGGAAACTTAATGGATCAGCGTCTGCGGTCGTAGGATCTTCTGCGATCATATCAAATGCTGAATGGACTACTCCACCATTAGTTTCTAATTCTGCTTCTTCATTAATAGTCAGGCCATCGGGAGCCTCAGTTAGCATACTTAACCAGTATGATACTTTCTATAGTAGTTTTGATTCTACTAACCTTGTGTTTGAATTTTGGTTTTCATTTAATGGATTGCTTGATGGATCTGGATATTTAAAAAATCTTGAAGATTCAACACAATACTATAATAATGATGAATTAAACATTATATCCATTAAAAATGGATTAACTGAAATTGGATTAATCTATTATAGTTATTTAAAAAATACCTTTAGGTTTAAAATTAATGGAACAGATAATCTAGAGGCATATGTTCCTGTAAGAAATTTAAATAACTCATTTTACATAGTTGCAAGTTATTTGGGGGGGACATTAAAGATAAGTGCTAATGGAGAAGAGGGCGGTAGGGGATCCGTTTCAGACACCTCTCTATTCCCAAATAAAAACAGTAGCAGTATCTATTTTAATATAAATGGAACATCTCTAGTTTCTTCTGCTAGTATGAACTATGTAATAGGTGATCTTGCAATTTATGACATGGCAATAACATCACAAGATCAAAGAAAAAGAGTCCTGCATGGTTTGAGTGCAGATAAGCCATCTCAAATAACTTCCGTTTTAGAAACATCTTACTTTGACTTTTCAGAGAAAGATTATCATTCTATTTATAATGATGTAATGATGGGAGCAGGTTTCCAAAACAATATATTTAACAGCAACAACCTTGTATTTAGTGACGGCGACGGAATATCTTATAAAATAGTTGATGATTTTCAAATGTTGGAATCTGCATATACTGGATCAGCAATTGCTACATCCTCAGGTTCTAAATTTTTAAATACTAACACAGCATTAGTACTAAATCAATATGGAACAATGTTTGGTGATAGTGCTTACCAAACTATTTCATGCCAAATAACACCAACAACTGCAAGTACAAGTTATATATTTTCAATTGAAAATTGTGTAAACAATAAAGATAGTTTATATGTCACTGCGGGTAGCGCAGGTTTTAGTATTGGATCTTATGATCATTTTAATGCATCAGCAACTGAATATTTTAATGTTGCAAAAAGTTTAACGGTTTCTCAACAATATGATTTTGCAATATCAATTGATGGAGAAGAAATTTGTATTTACTCTGATGATTCTTCTGATACAACTACCATACCTAACCTTGATATAAAAAATTCAAGTAGATTAATTCTAGGAAATCTTTCTGATACGTTTACAAATAATACTTTATACATTAAAAATCTTGGTATGAATAATGAAAAAGAAACAACATTTACAGGTTTTGATTTAACTGAAAACAAAATGTTTATGGCAAGATTAACATCAAACTTTTCAATATCTCAATTGTCTACTTGGTCAAAAGTAATACCAATAGCAAATTATCATAATGAAATTGTTGGAAGTAAAATTACATGGGACGGCATGGATAATTGCCTTGTTGAAACTTCTGTTAATGATCAAGATTGGCAAACAGTTACTCGCGGAGAGCCTATTCCAAACCTATTATATGATAGGCCAAATAAAAATCAATTAATACGAGTAAATGTTCCCTATGAATACAAGATTGAAAAAAATAATCAATCATTTAATAACCTTGAAATAATGTTGTATAGGAATCTTTCCTTTGTGTCAGATGATGGAGATTATACTTTCTCCGCCTCTTCTGATAGCGCATCTCATGCTTCATATACAATAAAAAGATTGCCGCAATCTATATTGCTTCGACAAGACAAGTTTGGATTATATTTCCCCAAAACTAATGAAATCGCAAGAGGGTACGGAGTTGTAAACTCAGCATCAGGATTAAGTTTAACCTACGCGGCAGATTTTTGGTTAAAGTTTGATAGTTTTTCAACCGCCAGCAATTTTGTTATTAGTAGAAATAATTCTCCAAGCGTACAATACGTTTATGTTGATGCTACAACAAAGAAATTTATTTTTACTTCTAACGTTAAACTATATATAAATGGAGCATCGGTTACAAATAATAACTTTACTGCTTCTACTGGAACTTATTATCATTTATTTTGTGACTTTCAAACATCAGGAAGCACTGCTGTTTATATAAATGGAAAATATGATGGAAGTGCCTCTGTGCATTCTCATGGCTCATACGGGCATCTTAATATTTGGAGCAGTAGTGTCACAGCAGCCACCGCTTCCTCTAGGTATGCTCATTTTGTCAGTAACAATATAACAACTGTGAGCGATAGTACAGCAAGTTTGTTGTGGCAACCAAGTTGGAATACTGATGCAATAACAACTGCCTCTGGCTATAGAATTGGTTAAGTCGTGGTAAGTTTTTGGTGTTTAGTAGATCAAAGTGGTATGATTGCGTTATGAAATCATCTAGAATGACGGTTATTGAAGAAGTCCCATACGGACTGTACCTTTGGCAAATGCCAGACGGTGGCCTTGTATGTGATGAAGATAAAAATTATTTAAATGTTGCTGCTATAAAGGGTGATATAAGAAGAATTAATTTATTGAAATCTGCTGCTAAAGGGCTTGGAGTTGAAGAAGGACATCCAGTATGGTTTGGCGGGCATAGAAGAATCAATGACGAAGAATATGAAGAGCAGAAACAACGCCTTGAATGGGGATTAATTCCAGACGAATTGGATGTACCAGCAATCAAGGAAGACCTTAATCAAAAAAAGAAAATGGGATTGATTTAATTGGCAGGCTTACAGGTAGATGACAGTTTTGATGATGATGAATCACAATTAATTAAAATATCGTCATCAAATGATTATTTTAGAGCGTCATCTCCCGACTCATATGATGATCCTTTTACAAAATCATGGGATGACCTTAATAAACTTGAAGGAATCAGTCAAAACTTTAAACGTAAATCAACACGAATGGCAAAAGCATATACTGGCGTAGATGATTCTAAATCAAAGAAACTTGATCCTCTTGACCTCACAGGGTATTCATTATTTCAGATTGTCCAGCCTCCGTATAACTTAATGTACCTAGCACAACTTTATGATATTTCTCCTTTTCACCACGCCGCCGTAAATGCTAAAGCAGCAAATGTGGTAGGACTTGGATTCCATTTTGAGGAAACTCAGAAAACATTGGATAAAATTGAAGATGTTTTAGATGATGAAGTTAAATTAGATAAGTTCAGAAGAAAAATTATGCGGGCAAAGACTGATTTAACTGAGTACCTTGAATCAATGAACTCCGATGATTCATTTCTTCGCATCATGAGAAAGATTTATATTGATCTTGAAACAACTGGCAATGGTTACATGGAAATTGGACGTACTTCCACAGGAAGAATTGGATATATTGGACATATTCCAACAATTACCATGAGAATTAGAAGACACCGCGACGGATTTGTTCAGGTTGTTTATAATCGTTATACATATTTTAGAAATTTTGGAGATTCTGAAACAGTTGATCAAATTGGAACTGATCCACGACCCAATGAAGTAATTCATTTCAAAAAATATACTCCAACTAATACTTACTACGGTTTACCTGATATTCTTTCTGCTAAGAATGCGGTGGCGGGAGATGAATTTGCTACTAGGTTTAACCTTGACTACTTTGAGAACAAAGCAGTTCCTCGTTACATTATTACTGTAAAGGGTGCTAAACTATCTGCTGACTCTGAACGTAAACTTCTTGAGTTCTTTCAAACAGGTTTACGAGGAAGAAATCATAGAACTCTTTACATCCCCCTACCTTCAGATGGAGAAAATTCTCGCGTAGAGTTTAAGATGGATCCGGTAGAAGCAGGAGTTCAAGACTCATCATTTAGAAATTATGCCGTAGAAAACCGTGATCGTATTTTAATGTCACATAATGTACCTATCTCTAAAATTGGAACGGCACAGGGTATGTCCTTGGCCGGTGCAAAGGATGCTGACAAGACTTTCAAGGAACAAGTTTGTAGGCCCGCTCAGGATGAGTTGGAGCAGAAGATTAATCTATTCATTAGAGAGTTTACTGATGCTTTTGTACTCAGATTTGATGAACTTACTCTTACTGATGAACAAACTCAAAGTAAAATTGATGAAGTTTATCTCAGGACTCAGGTTATTGTTCCTAATGAAATTCGTGTAAGGAAAAATCTTCCCCCGCGTAAGGGTGGAGATGCCCCAGTACAACTTACAGCGGCTGCAAATGCTGAACAAAGAACTCAGCAAAGTGGCAACAGAAGTCGTGATCAGCAACGAGCAAGTAATGCTTCTGATTTTGAAGGCGATAGAAATCCTCAAGGGGAAGGAAGAAAAGTTCAATAAATTTTGTGCCTCATGGATTTATTGATATTATAATGTCAATGGAAAAAGTTAGTTGGACCAACAGTGAAGATAGGCTTACTATTGCCTTCCCCATTACTAAGGTCGATAAGGAAAAGAGAACAGTTTCAGGGTTCGCCACCCTTGATAATATCGACCGTCATGGAGATATTGTAACTTCTGAAGCAAGCGAAAAGGCATTTGCCCGATTCCGTGGCAATATTCGTGAAATGCATCAACCAATTGCCGTAGGCAAAGTTGTATCATTTAACCCACAAGTTTATGTAGATAAAGAAACTGGAAAGACTTTTAATGGTGTATATGTAGATGCCTATGTTTCAAAAGGCGCACAGGATACATGGGAGAAAGTACTTGATGGAACTCTAACGGGATTCTCTATTGGAGGGAATATTGTAGAGGCATCGTACCAACCGGGAGATAAAGAAGATAACAGAGTAATTAAAGATTATGAACTTATGGAACTTAGCCTTGTAGATAATCCTGCCAATCCAATGGCAAACATTTTTTCAATTCAAAAAAATGTTGATGGGATGACCATGAAAGGAATGGCGGCAGATACTGAAATTGAAAACGTATTCTGGTGCGCTGACGATCAAATTGCTAAGGCATCTACCGAAGAAAAATTAAATTGTGTGTCATGTGGAGATACCATGACATCCATTGGATGGGTTGAAAAATCGGAATTTGGAACTGGGGAGGCTATAATGAAAACAGTTGCTTCTTTTTTCTCAAAAGATGACGCACCCGGTCCTGATCATGCCGCTACAACTCACGATGCAGATAATGTTATCGATAGCAACAAAACAACTAATCTTTATCCAGATCAGAACAAGATCAAAGAAAAAAATACTGAATCTGGAAAAATCTTAAGCAAGGGAGGAAATGAAATGGAAGAAGAAAATAATGTAGTAGAAGCCGAAGCAGTTGAAGAACTAACAGAAGACGCACAGGAAACTGTTGACTCAGATGCTGTAGAAAAGGCTGCTACCGTTTCAGAAGTTCAAGTGGACGAACTAGACTTTGTTAAGATGGTCGATACTCTAAAAGATGAAACTGAAAAAATTCAAAAAAATTATGCTGATCACGCCGCTAACGCTAGCGACATGTACGCCGCTGTTGAAGACATTAAGAAGTCTATTGGTGACTATGGAACCATGACATCTGAATTAAGCAACAATGTGTCAGAACTTGTTAAGCGATTAGAAAATCTTGAAAAGCGCATTGACGCTTATGAGAGTGATACAGCAGTAAGAAAGTCTGGAGAAGTTGAAAAGGCTTCACCAGAAGATACAAAAATAACAAAGAGTATATGGCAAGGGCACTTCCTCGGCGTTCAAGACATATAAACTTTAATTTAATATTAGAATCCAAACAAAAAGGCAGGTGAAAAAATATTATGAGCAACGAACTTTTACAAAAGGTTATCGACACATCTAACCTTGGTTCAACTTTTACAAGCACTGGTGACAATGGCGTGGCTGTCCCTTCAGGTAACGGACTTCTGTACCCTGATCAGGCTAATCGCTTCCTAGATTACATCTGGGATGCCACCATTATTGCAAAGGCTGCACGCACAATTCGTATGCGCTCCAACACAACAGAGATTGATCGTGTATCAGTAGGTCAAAGAATTATGACTGTTGCAACTGAAGATAATCCCCGTGATTATGTCAATAGCACTTCTTCAAGTGCTAACTTCACACAAGCAGCAGCAACATTCTCAAAGGTTTCTTTGACAACACGCAAATTGCGTCTTGACTGGGAACTTTCTGCTGAAGCACTAGAAGACAATCTAGAAGGACCAGATCTAGAAGATCACATCGCCCGCCTTATGGCAACTCAAGCCGGTAACGACATTGAGGATGTAATCATCAACGGAACAGGCTCCGGTTCAGGTCTTCTCTCAGCATTCAAGGGCTTCCGTTCACTAGCGGCCAGCAATGCACACGTTGTAGACGCAGCAGGGTACGGTCTTGACAAAACAGTGTTTAACGCTGCTATCAAGCAAATGCCCCGTAAGTACAAGCAACGCAGAAACCAACTCAGATTCTTTGTCGGATCAAACCTCGTACAAGATTATCTGTTCAACCTTACCTCTAATGCCGGTTCTGTCAACCCGTTTGACATTGCCTCAGGCGTTATTCGTGGTGATGTTGCGGCTAACGATGGTGGTCCCGGTACTGTAACTCCATTTGCATTTGGAATTCCAGTTATCAACGTTCCACTTATGGATGAAACAGTCGCAGGAGATTATGCTGCTGCTTCAGGTCTACACGGTGACGTTCACCTGACCTTCCCCCAAAATCTCATCGTTGGCATTAAGCGTGATGTCGTAGTTTATCGTTTGTTCCAACCAAAGAAGGATACCATTGAGTATACCCTCTTTATTCGTGTTGGTACAGCCGTAGAAAATTACGATGCACACGTCTTAGTAAAGAATGTAAAGGTTGCAGGAACAACTGCTGCTTTCGGTTCTACCCTATCAGCCACTCACGGCTCCGGTACAACTGGCGGTTCAGGAACCTACACCTACTGATAGAATCTTATCAACTAAGCAAGGGAGGCTATATGCCTCCCTTGTTTGGTTTCTGCTATAATTCTTATATATGGAAAGGAACAAAAATGTCTTTTAATGACTTAAAGTTAACAGATCTTAAAACTGTGGCTGATAGTTTTGGAGTAGAACTGACTCCAAAAATTACTAAAAATAATTTGATTGCCCTTCTTGAGGAAGAAGGAATTTCATATCAGATGTATGAAAAGTTTGTTAGCGTAGAAAAAGAAGATGTAGAGGTAGAGGTCGGCCAACCAGCAAGACTCAGCCTTGATAAAGAAAATTCTATTCTTGTAAAAATGGATAGAGAGAATTACTCGTACCAAGTTGGAACACCTCAGGGTGCCATCAATTTCTCTAAGGAACACCCTTTTGTGGCACTACCAGAATCAATTGCACAAAATGTGTTTGACCTTCATGATGGATTTAGGCCAGCAACTCCTAGAGAGGTACAGGAATTCTATTCCTAAATTCTGGAGGTAATTTAAGTTGCAACAAATTAATAATAATAGTACAGAAAAAATAGAACTAGTA